GAGCGTCGATATCAACGAAATCTCCAAGGATTGAATACCCATTAGTTCTGGATTTATCCAATCCTTTCACCGTTTTCGCCCATCCGCCGTTATAGCGGGTTACGGTATTATCTCTGTCAGTTCCCAGTGTTTCCATATACATCTGACGAAGCACTCTTGGAACTTGCTTCTGGGGTTGTGCTTCTTGGCGAGACTTGAGTTCTTCTTTCGCTGAAGAAATAAGTTCCCTGAGTTCTTGATCTGACAAGGTTTTGAATTCGATGTTAATCATTTTTGGTCTCCTTTGTTTTTGATTCTAAAGATATAATAATTATACCCGATATTTTGTCAAGTAAAATCTGCGTTTTTTTAAGCTTTTTTTATGTTTTTTTTAGTCCACACGGGTAAGTCTTTATTTATGAAAGAGATATAGACAAAACTTTTTTAACTTTTCTTGAATTATTCTTCTGGAACTTTCTTTCCAGAATTTCTTGCTTTGCCATCAGGTTTTCTTTCTCTTTCATTTCTTTTTCACTTTTTGGTCACACTCTATAAAAACAACGATAATAAATGGCTTTAAGCTGTCAAGTAAAATCTGCGTTTTTTTAAGCTTTTTTTTAACTTTTTTTAGCTCATCTCGCTAACTATTTGAAACTGTAATAGTTACAGACATAAGTTTTTTTAATTTTCTTGCTTCCTAGTCTTTACCAGACTTTCCCTTTTTTCCTGTCTTTTTTCCCAGATTTTCCCTCACTTTTTCCCTCGTTTTTTTGCCATTTTTTCAATCAATTTTCTGGTCATTTTTTGCCTATTTTTTACCTATTTTTTGCCTACTTTTTCGCACTTTTTTTGGTCATTTTTTTGGGTTTTTTCTGCTATTTTCTGGAAGTTTTCCAGGCGTTTTTACCTCGTTTTTACCCAAAAAATACCCTTTTTTACCCTTTTTTACCCTGTTTTTGCCCATTTTTCCCTACTTTTTCCCTTTTTTGCCTTTTGTATGTATTTGAAACTAAATAACTTACAAAAAATTCAAGCTAACGGTCAAGCCAAATGCCAAGCCAAATGCCAAGCCAAATGGGTAGCCAAAGTGCAAGCCAACTATCAAGCCAACAGGCAAGCCAAACACCGAGCCAAATGCCAAGCCAATGGTCAAGCTAACGCTCGAGCCAAAGCTCAAGCTAAAATCGAGTAATTATAACTAGAACTAGAACTAGAACTAGAACTAGAACTAGAACTAGAACTAGAACTAGAACTAGAACTAGAACTAGAACTAGAACTAGAACTAGAATAAGAGCGCATAATTAGAATAAGACTAAATTTATATCTTATCTAAGTTAAGATTAAGATTATGATTATGTCTAGCGATAGAAAGAAAGAAAAAAGAGAAAATATAAAAAGAGAAAAAGAAAGAAAGAATTTTTTGGGCAAAAATGGCTTTTTTTTGCCTTTTTTCTGGTGAAGTTTTGTTTTTTTCCTTACCAACTATATTTTTTTTGTTTTCTCAGTTCCCGCCGAAGTCTTTCCAGTTCAACTCTTCAGACTTCAAGCTGAAATTATTTTCGCTTTCCTGCATAAAAACTGAAAAAAGTTCTTGACATTGAAACAATCCTGATTATATTATCTTCCAGATAGAATAATATCTTCAGAGGCGTATATGATAGTTCGCACAAACAAAGGATGGACCGTGAAAGACCATACAGGGAGAAATCTGGGTACATACAAAAGTAAAGAAGAGGCAGAGAAACGATTGATGCAAATAGAGATGTTCAAATACATAAAAACTGAGAAGAAGAAAAAATAATATGGATTTCCGCCAAAAACCAAAAAAAATACTTGACAAGTTTTTAGGCTTGATTATTTTGTCTGCAGAATGGAAATATCAGAGCAGTATTGCCAAGTGATAGTTGACAGGATGCGCAAGCTGGACAGCAGCATAGAAATAAAGATCAATGGCGAGATATATGTATGACGAGACAATGTCCGCAAGGAGCATCGAATGATTAGAACCGCTGAATGTGTAACGCCGAAGCATCCAGATAAAACAGCAGAGTGGGGACACTTCGGCATCGGCATGCCGTGGGATAAATAAAATGGCTACGACCAAAAGAGGCAAGGCAAAGAAACCAGTAGGCAGACCGCGCATTGAGCTTGATCCTAAGCAAGCCAAAATATTTGGCTATTTCCGTGCCACATACGACACAATGGCTGAGCAGATCGGCTGCCACGTAGATACAATCCGAGCTGCCATGCAAGACGAAGATTCTGAATTTTCCAAGGCATATAAAAACGGATTTTCGTCAATGAAGATGAAACTGTCCGAAGCTCAGGTCAAGACAGCGATTCAAGAACATAATCCTACACTTTTAGTATGGCTTGGCAAACAGTATCTTGGTCAGAAAGATATTCCTGATGGTGAATCTTTTCCTGCAGTGACTATAATCTTGAAACCGAAACAATTAGCGGAATCAGACGATAATGCTAAAGATTGAGCTTCACGAAGAAGACTTTCTCCCGCATCAGTGGGAGTTCCTGAATTCTTGGGACAGGACGCTTGGACTTGTGGGCGGTCTTGGCTCTGGAAAGAGTGTTGCATTCCTTTTCAAGACTCTGATCTGCCTGATGAGCCGTCCTGGTGCGAATGGGAAAGCGAATATAGGAATAGGCTATCCTACATACGATATGGGAAAGAATATATTTTTCTATCCCTTCTGCGAGCTTCTGGAAAGTTGCAATATCCCGTTCACGGCGAATATTTCAGGACTGCAGATTACCTGCGTATTCGGGCGGGTCGCAATCAAATCGCTTCAGCATCCTGAACGCATTATTGGTGAGACTTTCACTGATGCAGGCGTAGATGAGCTGGATTCTATACCTATGCCGAAAGGCGAAAAGATAGTGAAGCGGTTCCGTGAAAGACTCAGAGGTCGCACTGACTCGCAATTCTATCTTGTGAGCTCACCTGAAGGGTTTTCCACTTGTTATGAGATATTACAGCACAACCCGAATCCTGGAACGAAGCTGATTAGGGCTCGGACATACGACAATTATCACTTGAGCAAAAGCTACATTGACGACATTCTTGCGAGCTATGATAGAAATATGGCACGAGCTTATCTGGAGGGCGAATTCGTGAATCTGAACAGTCTTGCTGCATATTACGCATTTCAGCGTGAGCGTCATATTGCTGAAGTCCCGAAACCTGAAAGAGGCACGACGCTTCATATAGGCGTCGATTTCAATGTCCATCCTATGACTGCGTGTGTGGGATATTTCGATGGCGATGTTTATAAGGTCTTCAGTGAATACTATGTCCTGAATGCCAATACTTTTATGTTAGCAGACCTCATTTACGCCGATTACGGCGGAGACTATCCTATTATCATTTATCCTGATCCAACTGGCGGTTCACGAAAAACGAGCTCCGATATCTCTGACCTGGAAATATTACAGCGAAAAGGTTTCGAACTTCGCTATAGATATGGCTTCACTCAGCGTCATAGCCTGAACCTGACCAATGGTGCATTCGACCACGACAGGATAATCATTGACCCGTCGTGCACGCATCTCATTGCTGACTTGGAGCAGGTGGTGACCGACAATTATGGGCAGATTGAGAAGCCTGCAGGAACGATGCTCACGCATATATCTGACGCATTGAGAAATGTGATATTGATCAATTCACTGGAGAAAGAACAGAACAGGGCTTGGGTGCGATTATGAGCTATTCTGAAGTTCTTATCCAATCCGCACAGATAGAAGCCCTCATAAAGAATGAAGAGCGTAGAAAAAAGCGTGCATATAAGGCTCTCTGCTATTATGACGATATTCAGGAACCATTTCTTGAGAAAGCGCTCCGATACCGCTATCCCAACACCTATACAGATGTATTGCCGTTTATGGTTACCATTCCGCTATCGAAATCAATGGTGCGTCAATTGGCGAAGCTTTTCCAGAGCGACCCCGTAATCAATCTAAGGGGCATTGATGAGACTTCAGCAATTGCAGAAGCATTCTCGAAGCTACTCGATGAATGCAAGCTCTATCAGGTCTTAGGACAGATTGACCGTATCTGTGAGACTTGCTACCAGGTAGGCGTGCTTCCGCATTATGACGCAAAGCGAGACCGTGTATACTTGCAACTCATAACGCCAGACAAAGTGACTGTATGGCAGAATGAGAAAGACCCCACACAATTAGACGCACTCGCATATCCTATTCTTAACCGTGAGAATACACTCATCGCTCAGAAAGGCAATCGCTATGCGTTCTGGACTGAGGACACCTATCAGGAAATAGAGATTCTAATGAATGGAAAGATAGAGCCTATACCTGGCACGGAAGCTCCCAATGTCTATGGGCGTATTCCTGTGATATGGTTCAATATTGAATTGCCAATGAATCGTTTCTGGATTGATAGTGGATATCCCATTATGAATGCGAATGAGACAGCGAACTTGCAATTGACTGCATTCAATATGGGCATAGACTTCCAATCTTTCGCTACTATGGTGACAGAAGGAATGCCTGAATCGCAGGTCATTACCTCGAATGTGAGCCGTTTCTTGAATATCCCGAAGGATAAAATAACGGGAACCTTGCAAGGCAAAGCGTATTACATTAATCCTGGCGTGAATCTGAACAGTATCTGGCAGGTCATCAATGACCAGATATCTCTCGCTGCTGCATTGCTGGGCATTTCTACTGATTTCATTCGTGGTGGTGCGAACTATAGTTCTGGATATCAGCTCAGGCTTTCAATGACTGGCGTCATAGACCACAATCAGGCGAAACGCTCAGTATATCGTGAATCAATCAGAGAATTAGTCCAGCTAATTATGGATTGCAAAAGGATATACGGGAAAGTCAATCTGCCTACCGATGCAGACATAAATATAGATTATGCCGATGTTCAGGTAACACCGAATCAGATGGAGCTGGAACAGATACGCACATTGAAACTGGCGAATGGGACAATGTCCATCATAGATGCCATAATGGAAGATAATCAGGACTTAGACCGTCAGGGTGCCATTGAGCGAAAAAAACAGATAGACAGCGAGAATGCGATATATCGCACTCCTAATCTGACCACGGGAATGTTCGAATAATGTATGACAAAATCTTAGATGAACAAATAGAGTGGTTCGAAAGAAACCTCGATAAGGTGCTGAGTGCGTTTCAGAAAAGGATAGAGACACTGATAGGCGATCTGCAGACTACGAATGGCATTCTCATCTATAGCGATATCAATGTCCAGCAGGCGTATCAGAGTTATGCAGCACTTCAGCAGATGCTTCAGGAAAGCGGTTTCAATGAGCTCGTGCAGGCGGCACAAGAGAAAGAGAACGATATCCTGAAGTATATGCGTGAACACCGACCTGAAGGTGCCGTGCCTCTCGCATTCACTATGCAGACTGCAGAGAAGCTTCAGGGAATGTCTGCTATCTATGCGACGCAGTTTCAATCCGTGGCAGCACAAGAGATGCGAAATATTCAGCAGATAATAGTGAAGAGCGTCATTGCAGGAATTGATAGTGAAGATGCTATCCAGCAGATACGGGATGTGCTGGAAAATAACCTGAAGAGATATGCAACGACCTATTTCAATACGAGCAGAGGCGAATTCATTCAGGCAGTAGAATACGCCACGAAAGATGAATATGAAGGCGAGCTCTTCTGGGAATATCAAGGACCGATAGATGACCTGACTCGTCCCGCCTGCAGAATAGGTCTTGGCGTGGATCCTGACAGCAGATTTCCGAATGCACCATTCTTCACTGATGAGGAACGCATCGCTTTCGAAGCTGAAACTGCAGGAGAAAGAGAATACAATTGCAGGCACGACTTCATACAGATAGAACCAGAATACTATTGGGAGAATGTAGGAAAATGATTGACAATAATTTTCATAAAATAATATTTGCATTCGTGCAGGAAAATAAAATTATAGGAGAACAACAATGGCAATAAAAGAGATTCTGGATAGAATCAAGAACACTCTCGGTGCAGATGCGCCAGCGGAAATCAGTGCTCTCATAGCGGATGCAGTGAGAGAGGCACAAGACATCCTGGATAGCCTCAGTGCCGCCAACAAGGAAAGTGCGACACGCAAGGCTAAGATACGGGAACTGGAAGCAGAGCTGGAAGCGAAAAATTCCGAGCTGGAGAAGGCTTCAAGCTCAAATACAAAAGCGGAACTGGAAAGACTGAAGAAGATAGAAGAAGAGTATCTGAAACGAAAACAAGAAGAAGAAGAGAAACTGATTCGCACTTGGCAGGAAAAAGCCAAGGTCTTCGAAGTCAAAGATACAGACCCGCTATATGAAACAGTAAGCAAGATAAAAGACAAATTCGTTCTGGAGGGCGATATCACACCCGAGATCGCACAGAAAAATCTTGCTGCAATGCAACTATTAGAAACTGCTGGTGTGTTCAATCCACCTGCAAAAGAAGCTTCAGGCTATGCGCCTGCAGCAAATAACGAAAAACAAAGCTCGGATTACACATTCGGGCAAGAACTAAAAAATCGTAAGAGGTAAATAAATGAACATAAGAGACTTACTGCTGGACATTAAGTCACCCCAAGCTCCCGTGATTTCCGAAGTCGTGAAAGCATTGGGAGTTCTCGAGACTGCACAATTCGGATTCAGCTCCGATTTTCTGCGTCACGAATATGAAGTATTGAAAGAGGACGGCGAGGCTGCCATACGCTCAGTGAATGGCTCTATCGTATCCACGATGGAAAATACCATAATGGCGAGCGTGCAACTGCCATCCATACAGCGATTGGTGACAATCGACCAAATCATAAAAATGAAATACGGCAGTCTGGAAGCTTTTCTGGATAGCAAGAGTAGAACTGCGACCTACATCAGAAGCATAATGCAGAAACTCGCTCAAGCAGTGATATACGGTGATGACCCGACATTCGGCGTTCCAGGTGCGTTCAAGGGTCTGCGTCAGATAGCGAAAGCTAACGGACAGCTGATAGGCAGTTTGAACGGTACTTCTGGCTCTTGCACTTCTATCATAGCGGTGCATTGGGCAGAGAATGAGACCCAGATTGTCATTCCAGAACAGGAAAACGGAAACCTCGTGCAGATGGAACTCGTGGGCGGTGGAACGCTTCAGGCTCCCACAGCAGATACAACCACAGGTGCCAAGAATCTGAACTATAGTGTCAGCTTCTGGACGAATGCGGCACTGCAGTGCGGTTCGAAATACAGTGTCGCCGCCATAAATAGAATCACTTCTGCAACTCCACCTACTGCTGCACTGATTGACGAACTCATAGATGCTGTGAAAGGTATGGCAGACGGCAGAACCTTCCTGTATATGAACCGCTTGGGTCGCAGACTGCTCAAACAAATAAAGAACACGAAATTAGAACTCGCTCCAAGCGACACTGACTATAACACCATGGTAGCGTCCTGGGACAACATTCCTATAGTGCTGGATGAAATGATTGTCAGCACTGAAACCACGGCATTGGATTGATTGGATTGATAGGAGGATAAAATGGGATACAAAAATAGAGCTTATGTAGTAGATGAAAATCTAATCTTGAGTAAAGCACAGGCATTGCCAAATGCAACCAGCGGGGATTCTACTAATGTAGTGAAATATGGCGGAAATAGTCTCGGCTATGCTAAAATAGTGGTAAAAGCTCATTCTGCTGTAAGCATAGCAGATACAAAAGCACTTACTATCGTAGCGAAATATGGTTCCACTAACACGCCAACTGACACATTGAATAAGGTCTTGTATACTGCAACCGCATCTGGATCTGCTATAGCTTTTGCACCAGGTGAGACTATCTGTGAGGAGATAATCCCAGATAGCCTTCCAGATGACTATAAGTATGTGAAGCTGACCTATACAACTACTGCAAATGAAAGTACAGATACCGTAGACGCTTATGTGGTGATGACTTAAGCCTGTTAGCAGGTTGGGGACGGGTGGCGGTTTTGCTCCTTTTACCGCCACCCACTTTGAGGTGAGATTATGAGTTATGACGATATAACACTGAGCACGCTTGCAGGACTTTCTGCTTGGGAGAAGGAAATAAATCGCCTCGCAGGCAAGACTGAGATATGGTCATTGCGGAGCGAGAGCGAGACAGAACCGTATACGCTGACCTTTTCTGGCGATGTGACTTCAGCGAGAGCTAAGACCGCAGAAGGAAATGTAATAGACATTCCAGTAGAAGAGAATGAGATGGCAATCCCTATGGATACAATCATTGAGCTGGTCGCATACAATGGCGATGCAGAAGCAGGAAAGTTCTCACTGAACGAAGCCAAGAGTTTGATATTGCATTCTGACACGGAACTGACGGCATCGCTATCCTCGAAATCAGCGTGGTATCTTGCCACCATAAACTACACTTGGCAAGATAAGATAGACTTGGCGAAAAAGATATTGAGACAGGATATTATCACGGATATAATGACGAGATATCCTACTATTGAGAGCGATACAGAAGCAATATCGCTCATAACGAATCCTGAAATATTTTCTCTTGCATCTGATATGAAAGTTCTGGAACTGATATATGCTGACCTCGCCAACAGCGGATATAATCAGCTGTATGAAGCGAAAGCCAATAATTATGCACAACGCTACGCACACGAAAAAGACAAGGCTATGTCCGCATTACGGCTCTCAGGATATGAGGGTGATACCGTAGGCTCCCGTGTTTTTTTCGGTGGGAATATAGTGAAATGATTACTATCACGAAAATGCCTAATCTGGATATCAATATGAAGCCAAGTGCTATGGAACTGCGAAATATTGGGATGGATATTCGTGAGCACATCAAGAAAAGAACCCGTTCAGGCGTAGATGTGAACTATCAGCAATTCATTCCTTATTCTCCACTATATGCAGAATACAGAAAAGGTATAGGCAAGACTGTAGATATAGTGAACCTGGAAAATCGTAGCGAAATGCACAATTCTCTCGCTGTGAAGGTGAATGCGAATGATGCGGAAATATACTATTCAGATTCGCATAGAGCAATGGTAGCGTTTCACCACCAGAACGGACTGAACCGTATGCCGAAAAGAGAACACTTCGGATTGAACGATGCAGATAGCCGTAAATTCTTAGATAAGCTCGCAAATGCCGTAAAGACCAGAGTTTCACAGCAATGGCGGAATTGAAAGGAAACAAGAATGATAAATAAGCTGAAAGACATCAAGAAAGAAATCCTGGATAGATGTGCGATTGCGGGTGTTCTTGCCAGCGATGTATATCCTGAAGGCATATCACGCCTCGGAAATCATTATCCCGCTGTATTGATAGAGTCTGTTTCGCTGGAGCCTTTCGTGACCTCCAATAATATCGTTAATCCTGTCTATACCTGTGCAATAATACTAATCACACAGACAGGATATGAAAAGACGGAATATCACGAAAATATGGTTTTTTCAATTATCAATGAAATATACAAAGACAATCACTTAGGTGGGAAGTGCGTTTCACTCGAATTGGCAAGGGTAGAGTTCAATTCAGATATCCCTATCATTCAATCAGCATATCAGAGCGATGCACTTCAGTGCAGCCGAATAACTTTCAGCATAAGATATAACGACCAAAGATATACAGGAGAATAATATGGTTCGTGCAAAAGCAAAATCAACGCTAAAGAAACCTATATACCATCAGATAGATGGGCAAAGAATAGCAATCATAAATGACGATGTATACCGTGACTATCCTGATGTGGCTTACGAGCAATATAAAAACCTGCTCGTGAAAGAGAAACCAGAACCTGAAACAAAGTCAGAAACAAAGACGGATACAAAGTCAGAGTCTAAAAAGACAGAGGAGAAATAAATGCCAGACAAAATAAGATATGGAAATGACTACCGCATAGCGATAGGCATAGAATACAGCTATAACGCAGGCGGAACGGAAGCACCAGTGGGCGAAGCACCAAGTGCGACTTCCTGGGCAAATCTTGTGGTCTTACCTGGTGTGTTGGAAATCACACAGAATAACAATAAGCGGGATACAAAATTCAAACCGCAATCAGCAGTTCCGCATCCATATAGTGAGCTCGTGACAACGAAGTCCTGCACAGCGACATATACAGGCGAATTCGGTCTCTATAGCAAAATTCTATTGGATTTGTGGTTCAACCAGAAAAACCCTGCGAAAGGGATATACAAGATGCAGGCAAACCCGAATAAAACGCCACTTTCAGCGGTGATATATATGATTCATAATGATAGTCCGGCGTCGCCATATAAGGTAGATAAAGCTCAGGGGTGCAAGCTTCAATCGCTGGTCATTGAAGGCTCGCAGAGCTCTGGGTTTATTGGCGTCACGGCTACATTCGAAGGAACTATATATCAGCGAGAACTGAGCCAAGCTATCACAGGCACTGACCCAGGTATGGTGCTTCCTGAGCCTGCTCTATTCGGGGATATTACTGATAATTTAGCTTTTGGTGCTATAAATTATGGGCTCGAAAGTTTCGGACTCACACTGAACAATGTTTTCACTTCAGACAGCACAAAATACGCCAATAGCAGATATCCTGCCTATCCGCTCATTATAGGATACGATGGCGAGCTGAAATATACTGTCCTTTTCGATGCCAGTGGAAAAGAAGCTCATTTAGATTATCTTGACAATCCTGAGCAAGAAAATCTTAACATTATTACAATTGTTTTGCGTCCTGGAGTGGGACAAAAAGATTTAGATATTGATACTTGGTCAATTGCCACTGCATTTGATAGACCAGACCCTGATAATGACATATTCAAGCTCAATTATACGGGAAAGCTTGCAAGTTCGGCTACTGACCCTATAAAAATAGACGCATCCAACTGGACTGAATAGGAGACATTATGGCAAAATTCAAGAACTGTTTCACCAGTATGAGCGAGATGTATCGGTATGAGATACTTGCACCCTATGATTTGCCTCATTTCGGCATAAAAAAGGGAGACAAGCTCGCTGATGCACACATCCAGAGTGCGAAAGACAAGCAGGCTATAGAACAGAAAGCTTTCGAGATGGAGATAAAGAATGGTGAAATGATAATCCGTCCAAAAGGTTCAGTCAATCTCAGGAATGCGACTATACTGCACTCATTGGATTCGTGGGAATTCAGCGAAAAGATAACAGAAGAAGCTATCAACGACCTGGATCAGACGCTGGCTATCATTCTGCACGAAGCCATAGCAGCGAAAGAAGCAGAAGTTGAAGCGAAAGCGAAAGAGAATGAAAAAAACTAATTTCAGCGGTAGAATACATAGCTCGCAATCCAGATTCTACCGCACCGTTTTGGATTGAAAACTTGAGATATAAGATGTGCAGACTCTGCGAAATGAACGAGAAATGTCCGAAAACTGAGAGCTATCCATTGATTTCGCCTATTTCCTATCATATTATCACTTATATGAATGAAATTGACTCAGGCTATAGTAGCTATCCGAATGGTGGCACTTGGGAACTACAGCCTGTATGGTTTATGAGTTCTATCAATCTTGCGAGAAATACATTGGCTCGGTGCAAAAAAGCCATTCTGGAAGAGGAACAATCTAAGTATGGTAAATAGCCAAGAACTCAGACTACGCATAGGCGTAGATGGTGCAGAACAGGCGAAAGCGAAAGTAGGCGGGCTCGGTGCTTCTATCGGGTCAATGGTGAAAACTCTTGCGCCTGCTGCAGCAGGACTAATGGCGGTGCGGACAGCAGTCAGGACACTTTCTGACTCTATTTCAAACGCTCGTGAAGCGGTAGAAGTTCAGCGTATTCTCGCCAGCCAGATACAGACTACAGGTATGGCGGCAGGCTTCACTGCAGAACAGTTCGCCAGTATAGCGTCGGAACTCCAGTCCATATCCAATTACGGCGATGAAGATATCCTGAAGAATGTGACTATCCCGCTCACCACATTCAAGCAGATATCAGGTCAGGTATTCACGGACGCACAGCAGGCTATACTGGATATGGCGACAGCAATGAAAATGGACTTGCGTTCTGCCGCAATAATGGTCGGAAAAGCTCTCAATGATCCTGTGCGTGGAATTAATGCAATGCGCCGTGCAGGCGTTTCTTTCACTGAAGCTGAACGAGATATGATCACGGAAATGGTAGAAACGAATCGCACACTGGACGCACAGAAAACTATACTGTCAGCGCTTCAAGGTCAATTCGGCGGTGCCGCACAAGCAGGCGTGATTTCCAGCACACAGCTGAAGAATGCTTGGGGTGATTTTCTGGAAGAGATAGGGAAAAATACACTTCCCGTGCTGGATGCAGTCAATTTTGCACTCGTGAACTTCTTTTCTGTATCTGCGGACAATATGGCAAAATATAACAAGTCCGTAGAAGGCTCTCAGCGACAGCAATTCAGGTTCTGGAACGATTTCGTGACTGCGTTCATTCTCAATGGCGAAACAATAATAAAAACAGCTGTTATTATTGTGACAAAATCGCTTTCTATTTTATTTGATACCGTCAAGATAATAATAAATTCATTGAATGTTCCTCTAAATGTTCTTATTGGAACAATTGAAACCATATCAAATACTTTTGCTAATTTCCAGAGAAAAGGTTTCAAGGCTTTCATTGGCTTCGGAGATAGAATGAAGAATTCTTTCGCTGGAGCTTCTCAGCCAGTGATAGATGTATGGAATCATATGTTTGACACATTCAAGACTGGAATTTCTGAATTAGGCACTGCTTTTTCTGAATATGATGATAAATTCTATGCTATTACTAAATCTTCTCAAACTCAGTTCAATACGCAAATAGAGCTAAATAAAAAACTAAAGAAATCATTAGACGACTTAGGTTCGGGTTTTGATGGAGCTGGCGGTGCAACTTTTCCGATAATAACGCCAGAAGTAGACGACAATCAATTCCAGAAAGCTCAGCAATATTATGAGCAAATAATGCGTGCATCTGATACAGCATTGCAATCTATGGAGCGAAACTATCTGGAGCAGAAAAGAATTCTGACTGAATATTATGAAGCGGGCACTTTAGAG